TGAACTTCTTCAGCATCATCTTCAATTGGAGTTGATTGACGAACAAAAGGATTAAATCCGAAGATATCCTTAAGCCAAGCAACATCTTGAGATGAGAGGTTGGTAAGTACGGTGAAAAGTTGAGCATGTGCATTTGAAAACATGCTCGCAATACTTAAATTCAAGATAGCGATAATCTTGGATGGTCGTGTCTCTCCCTTGAGAGCAACAACCATGGAAACAAATGAACTGGATTGGGCCAAAAATTTTGCTAACATATCAGGATCAGTGAAATGTTTTTTGGCCTTAATTTCAAGGTCGCCATATAAGGATTGTAGGGTGCAGACGATAGGTGAAGCTTGATTGATATAATCGTCTGCTTTTTGCTTCTTTTCGTTATTTATAAAAGAAGCACGAACACGTTTTGCGTTATTTGCAATATCTTGCGCATAACGGTTATTATAAGGGAGTGGTGATCCCTGGGGAACGTTATTAGTAAGGGGGGAAACTCTTCCGAGGAAGTGGTTCAGGGTATCTTGTGAGATATTTAGGCTATTACTAACTTCGGGTTATTTGATGTGGGGGAGATAATTAATCTACCACACGCCATTTTTGGCAGGGGGGGGTTCTTCGATCAAAAGGTCGAGACGCAAACTTTAGTCTCGGTTAAATAATCAACGCATTAATAGCACTAACACAATATTTACCGTTATTGTGTTATTTATGCCGATTAATCGGTCTTGTTATAGTGAAATAATATTTTCGGTGAAAGTACAGTGTCAAATTTGTAAAATTTTTACTGCTCCACGTCGTACATCACGTTTCCTATATATACAAAAGCAATATATAGGAAATCCCAAATCCGTGTTAACGGATAGCCAAGGGATAAGTTATTGTACTTTCGGTGAAAGTATTAACTATAACGACGGCGTTTTGATTCCCATCAAGGAATCTGTTAGGCTCTACCTAATTTTGGTATTACAGTTACGCGAAACTGTTATACAATAAATGGTCAATTTAGTATTGACGACGGACGACTTTCTGATTTGCTGAAAGCAGGTTCAGAAGAACCTTGAAAGTAGGAGTTAGACTCGTCCATAGAGTGGTCTCTGTTGATTACAGAGTTAGTTCTTATAGCATGACTAAAATAGTCATTATATGATCAGTACCCTCGATAAAGAGGGGCGAAAAATGTCACCTAAAAAGGTGACAAAGCTGAATTGCACAGCTAACAAAGTGGGGGTTCACCCACTATAAAATTAAAGAACAAATACAACGAAGAAAAAGCTAATTTCTAAGTAATATTTAAATTTTATGTTATTATAATAATCTAACTTTGAATGTTA